CGTCCAATGAATATTTTTCAAATCTTTACGACGTTTCAAAAACGAGCATTTCAAAATGGATTTCTAATTTAGAAAAGAACGGTTTTATAAAAATAAAAATGATTTATGAACCTGGAACAAAGCAAATAAAACAACGCCGAATTTACATTGCACCCCTATTGAAGAAAACTTCAATACCTATTGAAGAAAAGTTAAATACCCCTATTGAAGAAAAGTTAAAGGATATATATATACTAACTAATAATAATAATATAAATAATAATAATAGTACAAAATCCAAAAAGCGCCAATATTCAGAAAAAACAACAAAGGCGTTTTCGCATTTTGCAGAATTATTTCCTTTAAAATATAGACCTAAAACCAACGCACAAAAAAACAAATGGTTGGATTGTTTGGATAAAATCGAACGTTTAGACGGCTACAATTTACGCGATGTTTACAACGTTTCAAAAGAATTGAGGAATGACGAATTTTGGCAAAACAATTTTTTATCAATTCTTAAATTAAGAAATACAGACAAAAACGGAATTAAATACATTGATCGTTTCATGGTTCAGCACAAAGCAAAACAAAAACCGGTTGGCTATCAAAAAATAAAAGGGTTAAAAGAATTTTTTGTGTACAGAAATCCGGCAAATGGTCAAAAAGAAATTGGCGCCAAAACTAAAAACGGCGACATTCACGAATTTCAAATTCGCGGTTTAATGATGACAAACGAGTTCCAGGAATTAAAACAATTTGTGTTGAATGGAAATTAATGTTTTAGAATTATTTGCCGGTTCACGTTCAATTGGCAAAGCTGCGGAAAAATTAGGAATGAATGTTTTTTCAAGTGACATCAACAATTTTAAAAATATTGATTACGTTGAAAATATTTTAAATTTTGATATTAAAAAAATACCATTTCAACCAACGATTGTTTGGGCGTCGCCGCCATGTACTTATTTTAGTGTTGCGTCAATTGGACATCATTGGCACGAAAACAACACACCGAAAACAAATGAAGCGGTTTTGGGGGTTCAGATTGTGCAAAAAACTATTGATATAATAAACGAAATAAATCCAAAATTTTGGTTCATTGAAAATCCGCGAGGAAAATTAAAAAATTTACCGGTTTTAAGTCAATACGAATACAGTACAATTTGGTATTGTAAATATGGCGACAAACGAGCAAAGCCGACAAATATTTGGTCAAACAACATTTGGAATCCATTGTTCAATCCAAATGGTTGGAAACCGCGAAACGAATGTTTTAATGGCAATGTTAAATGTCATCACGAAGCCGCGCCGCGTGGTTCACGAACCGGAACGCAAGGATTGTTAGACAATTACGAACGTTCAAAAATACCGAATAAATTGTGTGTTGAAATTTTAAAAAGTTGTTTGAATGTTAAATAAAAAATATAACATACCGAAACAATTAAAAAACGACGTTTGGGCGTTTGTTAATGAAAATGATATCGGACAACGTTTTGAATTTAACGGAACAAAAGAACAACAATTCATTGGATTGGTTGGCGAAATAATGGTCAAACGTTTGTTTGGAATCAATCACGAATGGACAAAAGGATTTGACGGCGGTTTTGATTTTCAGTACAAAGGATTTAAAATTGATGTTAAAACAATGGGCCGAAACGTTGACGTTCAAGACCATTTTGTAAATAATTTTGTTCAGCACCAAATTAAATTTGATTGCGATATTTATATTTTTTGTTCATTAAACAAACGTAAAAATGAATTAACAATTTGCGGTTATTTAAGTAAAAAAGAATTATTGGAAAAATCAGTTTTAAGAAAAAAAGGCGAACGCTTAAGTCGATCCAACGGAACGTCATTTGTTGCAAAAACCAACAATTTAGAGGTTCAATATAAGCAAATGAACAATATTGAAAAATTATTTTATTATTTACCTAAATATTAAACATTATGAAAATAACAAATGAAGACAATATGGAATTAATGGCGCGTTATGAAGACAATTATTTTGATTTGGCGATTGTTGATCCGCCTTATGGTATTGGTTTTGATGGTGGACACAAACCGACACAAGGTAAAAGTGGAAAAAGCAATACTTTTAACAAAGAAAAAATTTTATATAAAAAAGGCGGTTGGGATAATAAAAGACCACACAAAGAATACTTTACAGAATTACAAAGAGTATCAAAAAACCAAATTATTTGGGGTGGTAATTATTTTGCAGATTTATTAGCCCCAAAAAAAGGGTGGATTTATTGGGATAAAAAAATAACAAATGCAAATAATAAAAATTATTCTGATGGGGAATTGGCTTATACAAGTTTTGATTGTATTTTAAGAAAATATACATACGATTGGATTGGCTTTGGATATTTAAACAATCCAAAAAAACAAAAGAAAATACACCCAACAGAAAAACCTATTTCACTTTACGAATGGCTTTTAATCAATTACGCAAAAGAAGGGGATAAGATTTTAGACACACATTTGGGTTCCGGCTCTATTGCCATTGCTTGCCATAATTTAGGTTATGACTTAACCGCGTGCGAATTAGACAAAGACTATTTTAACGACGCAATGAAAAGAATTGAAGACCATAAAAAACAATTAAGAATGTTTTAATATTTAAAATAAATTTTTAATTTAGCGTTTAGAAAACAAAAACACAATGAAAACATTTCACGATTTTAATATTGATGTCGGCAATAAGTCAACCGGCAAAATCAAAACACAATGTCCACAATGCAGTCAAACGCGAAAAAACAAACGCGACAAATGTTTGTCCGTTGATATTGACAAAGGTTTATTTAATTGTCATAATTGCGGTTGGGCTGGAACAACAAAATTTGAAAAGAAAAAAGAATACATTCGTCCGCAAAACATAAAAATAAATTTAACGGACCGCGTTGTAAAATGGTTTGCCGAACGTGGCATTTCCGAACCAACATTACAACATTGGAAAATTGGCGAATCATTGGAATATTTTCCGCAAGTTGGAAAAAAGCGCCGCGCAATAAATTTCAATTATTATCGTGAAAAAAATTTGGTAAATGTCAAATATCGTGACGGCCAAAAGAATTTCAAAATGGTTTCCGGCGCCGAATTAATATTTTACGGTTTAGACAATATTAAAACAATGGAAAAAATATACATTGTTGAAGGCGAAATTGACGCGTTAAGTTTACACGAAGCCGGTATCTATTCAGTTTGCAGCGTTCCAAATGGCGCGTCAAAAGGAAATCAACGTTTAGAATATTTAGATAATTGTTTTGAATACTTTAAAGATAAAACCGAAATAATACTTTGCACCGACAACGACAATCCGGGAATCGAACTCCGAAACGAATTGTCACGTCGTTTTGGTGCGTATCGTTGCAAATACGTTGATTTCGGCGACTATAAAGACGCAAACGAGATATTGACAACAAAAGGCGCGGAAGCGTTGCGAAACGTTATTAAAACGGCTAAAAATTTTCCATTAGAGGGTGTTTTGAATATTACGGACATTTGGGACAATGTTTTAAACTACAACGAAAACGGCGTCAAAAATTATTCAATAGGTTTACCGAACGCCGATACATATTTCAAAATGGAATTGGGACAATGGTCCGTTGTTACGGGCATTCCTAATTCGGGAAAGTCCGACGTAATGGACCAAATATGTTGCAATTTAGCGACAAAATACGATATGCGTTGCGCTATGTTTGCGCCGGAATCATTTCCATATGAAGGCCACATCAAACGCATTGCGAATAAATTAAACGAAACAAATTGCACCAACGAACAATTAAATCAAACAAAAGATTTTATTCAAGACCATTTTTTTTGGGTTAAAATAGATTTAGAAAATTTAACGTTAAAAGGTATTTTAAATGCGTTCAAAGAATTAGTATTTCAAAAAGGAATTAATGTTTGTGTGATTGACCCCTGGAATATGCTTGACCATTCAGCGCAAAAAGACCATTCATATATTGGGCGCGCATTGTCGGAAATTACTCAATTTTGCCAACAGACAAACACACATTTGTTTTTAGTGGCGCACCCACGAAAAATAGAATCCGAAAACGGTAAATATAAAAAACCAACATTATATGACATCAGCGGTTCGGCCGACTTTTTTAATAAAGCATATAACGGTTTAATTGTTTACCGTTGCATTGGCGAACGCACAAAGTTTAAATCGGACGTTGTTAAAATATACGTCGAAAAGGTCAAACGAAAAGAAAACGGACAATTGGGCGAATTTGATATCGCGCCGGATTTTAAAAACGGCGGCATATATAAAGACATTGATTTGGAATCTAAAAAATTTGAAGTTATAACCGACGATTTACCTTTTTAATTATGGACATTTTAGTTGCGTGCGAAGTTAGTCAAAGAGTTACAAACGAATTGCGATTGTTAGGTCACAACGCGTTTTCTTGCGACATATTAGAAACAACCGGACCAAATAAAAATTGGCATATTAAAGACGACGTTTTAAAACATATCAATCAAAATTGGGATTTAATGATTGCGTTTCCACCATGCACACATTTGGCGGTTTCCGGTGCAAAACATTTTAAAGAAAAAATAAAAGACGGCAGACAACAAAAAGCAATTGAATTTTTTATGTCATTGGTATTTGCGCCAATTGATAAAATCGCGATTGAAAATCCAATTGGAATTATGTCAAAAATTTATAGAAAACCGGACCAAATAATTCAACCATATTATTTTGGCGATTCATTTCAAAAATCAACGTGTTTGTGGTTAAAAAATTTAAATAAATTACAACCAACAAAAATAGTTGACAAAGGCGAATTTATAACATTTAAAAGCGGAAAAAAAATGTCCAAATGGTATTCATTAGCAAAAGAAAATGACGCGCGAAGTATTACATTTCCAGGAATTGCAAAAGCAATGGCGCAACAATTTACAAAACCATTAATTCAAACAAAACTATTCTAATGGCGAAAATATTAAATCCAACAGACGAACATCGGACCGCCGTTCAATGGTGCATTAAAAACGAAATAAAAGTTGCAATACACCCAACAATAAAAGGTTTGCGCATTCAAATTGACGAACGCGGCAAAAAAACATTGTCGCCGAATAGCTACAACAAGGTTGAAGCCAACAATAAAGTTTGGGAAATATATTTGTATATTTACAAAAAATATTTCAAGAAATGCGACTAAATTTTAATACAATTATTTATCCGATTTATGGTTGTTTAGTAGGTTTAAATTATTGGGATTCACAAATGGATCACGTTGTGATTGAATCACCTATTGAAGACCAAAACGAACATTGTTTGGAAATACATTTATTTATTTTTGGTATTTCTTTTATTTGGTATACTGAAAAATAAATGCGAAAAATTGTCAGCGTTAAGGAAATAAAACAAACGCCGAACAATCCGCGTTTAATCAAAGACGCAAAATTCAAAAAACTTATTAAGTCAATAAAAGAGTTTCCGCAAATGTTGGAAATTCGGCCAATTGTTGTTGACGAAACATTAACGATATTGGGCGGAAATATGCGTTTGCGTGCGTGTATAGCCGCCGGATTATTTGAGGTTCCAATATATATTCAAAAAGGTTTAACAGAGGCGCAAAAGCGCGAATTCATAATCAAAGACAATTCGGGTTTCGGTGAATGGGATTGGGATATCCTGGCGAATGAATGGGACGCCAAACAACTAATTGATTGGGGTGTTGATTTACCGGTTTTTGATTTACCTATTGACGATGAACAACCAAAAGAAAACGACGACGACAAAGACGTTTGCGAGTTGTGCGGGAAATAATTTTCGTAAAGTTTTCGTAAAAAATTAAAAAATATTTTAAATTTTGTGTTGTAATTGAAAAAAAAGTTTTACTTTTGGGGTATAGAAATTAATAAACCATTAAAAAAAAGAATTATGAAAATTACAAATTTAGATTTTTTAAACTACGTTCAAGAATTAACAAAATCAGAATTAAAAGGTTTAAACTTTAAATTAAGTTTAGATCCAATGCCTTTGACTTACTCTATAAATGGCGATTGTTATATTCAGTATTTACACGAAATTAAAAGAAACGGCAAAACTTTAATTGTTAACAGTTCAATTGACGGCGAGGTTGAGGACGAGGACGGATTTATAATTAGCGAAAACGATGTGTTTACTTTTAAAAACAATAATTATTCATTAAAAGGCTATAAATTTGGCGGATTAGACTTCAATAAACTAAAACAGCATAGAGTTTTAGAATATTAAAAACAACAAAATAAAATTCAAAACCTTACAGAAATGTAGGGTTTTTTTTATGTCTTTTAATTTATTTAACTTTGCGTTATGCAAACAAAATCAGACATACTTAAAAACAATTTATTAGAAGCGTTGGAACAATCATTGGGAATTGTCACAACGGCGTGTAAAAAAGTAGGTTGCGCGCGTTCAACGTTTTATGAATATTATAATAAAGATGAGGCGTTTAAATCAAAGGTTGATGAATTGCAAAACTTCACTTTGGACTTTGTCGAATCACAATTGCACAAACAAATCAAAGACGGCAATACAACTGCAACAATATTTTATTTGAA